GCCCGACCTCTCGAGCGTGCCCGAGTTGGCCATCGACACGGTCGGCGACGAATCGTTCGACGTCGTCCTCGAGCCGGACGATTACGACTTGCTGCCGCTGAACCTGGTGCCTGGCCAGGGCGGCTATACCGAGATCCGCCTCAAGGCGACCGCGCCGGCGTGGTTCATCGTCGGCTACCAGGCGCGCGTGACGGCCATCTGGGGCTTCGGCACGGTACCGGCCGCCGTGCAGCAGGCGTGCATCCTGATCGCCAACCGCTACTTCCATCGGCTCTCGGTCCCGTTCAGCATGTGGGAAAGCCCGCAAACAGGCGAGCTGGCGACGCTCATCGACCGCGACTGGGACGTGATGAACCTGCTCAGCCCGTACATGACGTCGGGCGGTGCGGGTCGTGGTGCCGGCGCGGCCTGGGTGCTCGTGTGAGCATCCAGCTCGGGCCCGAGTGGCAGCAGTTCAACACTCGCCTCCAGGGCACGCCCGCGCAGATGGAACGCGACATCCGGCGCACACTCGGCCAGAGCCTGCTGTGGATCGAGGCCGACGCGCGCATGATGGCGCCGCGTGATCAGGGCCGGCTGAAAGGATCGATCAACCCGAAAATCACGGGGACGTATCCCAACCTGGTCGGTCAGGTCGGGCCGGGCGTGACGTACGGCAGCTTCGTTGAGTTCGGACGTCCGGCCGGTGCGAAGATGCCGCCCGCCTCCGCACTCATCGGCTGGGTGCGTCGCCATTGGCGGCCGGCGTTTATCGGCCCGATTCCGCGCGGCCAACTTCGCCCGCGCCGTACTGCGGGCCGCAACGTGACGGAGGATCAGGTTCTGGCGCGCGCGTGGGCTGTGGCTCGAGCGATCAAGCGTCGGGCTGATCGGGCGGGCCGCGCTGGTACTGAGCGGCCGTTCATGCGGCCCGCATTCCACCGCAACCTGCCCAGGATCGAGCAAGCCTTCGCGCGCATCGGCCTGCGCACGGTGGCCTACCTGGCCGGCACGGGACAGCGTCTGTGACGGTCAGCACCGAGCCGACCATCCAGGACATCACCAAATGCCTGCAGCGGCAACTCCAGACGATCGACGGCCTGCGTGCGTATGCCGTCGAGCCCGACCAGCCGAACCTGCCGTGTGCCTATCCGCGGCTCGTCGACTGGACCTACAACGACGACTTCGACGCACATAGCACGACCTGGCACTTCGACCTCTGGGTGCTCGTCAGCGTCGGCTCCCAGTTTGGCCGCGCGCAGAACGAGCTCAACGAATACCTGTCGCCCGTCAGCACGCGCTCGGTCAAGCAAGCCGTCGAGGGTGACCCCGACCTGAACGCTCGAGCGGTTGGTGGCGGGACCTACGGTCGCGTCGATCTCGGCGGGGTGGCCGCGCTGGGCGCTTCGATTCGCATCGAGGTGCTGACGTGAAGCCCTGGCTGTCTGTCGTGATTCCCACCGTGGGCCGGGACACGCTGCAGATGACCCTCGATGCCCTCGCCGCCCAGCCGGAAAGCGAGGGTGTCGAGGTCCTCGTCATCGCCGATACCTTCGGTGGCCGGACGCCGGCACTCGAACAGGCGTGCATTCGCGTCGAGCTGGCGGGCTTTACCTGGCTCGAGCACGACGCCGGCCTGCACTGCGTCGGCCAGCCGCAACGAACGTTCGGCGCTCGGCAGGCACATGCGCCGTGGGTGTGGTTTGGCCAGGACGACAACGTCGCGACCCAGGACGCGCTCGCGGCGATCGAGGCGGCCATCGACCAGCAGGCGCACGCGCGACCGCTGTTCTTCCGCATGCACACCTACTGGGGTTTCCAGGTGTGGAAGCAACCGCAGCTCGCGCTCGGCAACATCGACGCCGACTGCCTGGTCTTTCCGCGGCACATCGCCAAAGAGGTCGAGTGGGGATTGCGTTACGAGGGCGACTACGACGCCGCGTGGCGCGCCTCGGCACTCAGCGATGGCGACGTGGGGTGGATCGACGAGGTCGTGAGCGTGGCGCGGCCGCAGCCGGGTCAATTCTGGTGGCGCAAGTGACGCTCGAGCTGCTGAGCGAGGAAGCGCTCAACGAATGGAAGCGAACGACCACGCTGCATAACTTCGTGCCCGAGTATCACCGGCTCCAGGTCGAGCACTGGATCTGGCGCAACCGCGACCGGCTGAGTGGACGGGTCATGGACGTCGGCGTGCAGAACCCGCGGCGATGGATTGGTCCCGACTATTTCACGCTCGGCTACACGGGTGACACCCAGAGCGACCGCATCGGCGACCTGACCGACCTGCCGTTCGAGAATGAGGAGCTCGACGGCATCGTGTGTACCGAGGTCCTCGAGCACTGCGCCGATCCGTTCTACGCCGTGATCGAGATGCACCGCGTGCTCAAGGACGGCGGGCTGCTGCTGGTCACCAGTCCGTTCTTCTGGCCCTGGCACGGCAATGCCGACTATCCCGATTACTGGCGCTTCACCGATCAGGGCTGGCGCTATCTGCTGCGCGACTTCAGCACGCTCACGGTGCAAGCCTGCGCGTGGACGGACGAGGGCGCCCAGCTTGTCGAGCGGGTACGCCAGGTGGAGGGCTGGGGTTCCCCGGCTGACGTCTACGGCCATACCGCGTATCTGTGCGAGGCGATCAAGTGACGCACCCCGAACAGTTGCCGGTCGTCAATCCGGAGGCCACGACCATCAACTTCGCGTTCGTCCTGACGTCGCCGGTCCTGTGGGAGGGCACGGCCACCTGCCCGCACGGCACGACCCGCAATATGACTGTCCAGTTCCTGCCTGGCGTGCCGCCACTCAACCACGCGGCGATGGTCGACGGCGTGTATCGCCAGCACGAGCAGCTCCTCGGCTGTACCTGCACCCGGACGTCGCCGCCGATCGTCGGCACGGTGACGTTCCAGCTGCCTGTGAGCGCGGTGCCGCCGGGCCAACAGCGCTATATCCCGCAAACGAGCGCCTCGCTGACCGGGCCTGACTTGTGGTGGGGGCCGGGCCTGACCGCGGCAAAAACTGGCGCGTACAACGTGACAGCCAGGGTCCAGCTCGCGCAGGGCCTGGCGCAGGGCGCGCGTGGCAATGGTGTGGTGGTGCTCTCGGGTGTGCCAGTCATCACGCTGCCGATGACCGACTCGGGTGGTATTGCGACGGCCAACATCGTGACTACGCTGAACATCAATGCCAATCAATCGATCTCGATTGGCTATGAGAACACCTCGAACGCGAACCAGGACGTCGTGATGTGCTCGCTCGCGATCAAGGAAGTCTGGGTCCCTTAAAGGAGGAAGCGTCATGCCATCCGCACCCGTTCCGCCCTGGAACATCAAACCCGGCACCAGCAGCGGCAAGAAGCCGAACCCCGGCAGTGGTCAGGCGCCGACCGACCCATCCGTCCGCGTGTCGGGCCCCCAGCTCACCGACCCCAGCAAGCGAGTCAGCGGCGGCGACTAGGCTTGCGCATCCTGCTCGTCGGCGCCGGCGCGGCCTTCTCGACTCGAGACGTCGAGGACGGCTACCTGGCTGCCCTGCGCGCGACGGACGCCGAGGTGTGGCTGTACGACCTGGGTACGCGGCTCAGCCTGGCGCGCGAGTGGGTGCACAAGCTCTGGCGCCGCCGCGGCGGTAAGCCTGAGGACCGGCCCGGCTGGCCCGACGCGATCTACCGCGGCAGTGTCGAGGCGCTCGAGATGGCCCTTCGGTTCCAGGCCGACTGGGTGTTCATTGTCTCGGGCATGTTCTTTCACCCGGACGTGCTCGAGATGATGCGCAGGGCTGGGCTGCGGACCGCGGTGCTGTTCACCGAGTCGCCGTACGAGGACGAGCAGCAGGCCACGATGGCCGCTCTAGCGGACATTTGCTGGACGACCGAGCGGACATCGACACACCGGTTACACGCGGGTTACATGCGCCACGCCTACGATCCCGCGCGGCATCGGACCGACGTGCCGCTCGACCTCAGCCTGCCGGCGCATGACGTCGTGTTCGTCGGCTCGGGCTTTCCGGAGCGCATCGAGATCCTCAAGAGCATCGACTGGACGGGCATCGACCTGGGTCTGTACGGCGAGTGGGGGTTGCTCGGGCCGACCTCAAAACTGCGGCAGTTTGTGCGCTCGGGCCCCGTCAGTAATGAGACCGCCGTAGGGCTCTACAGGCGGGCGAAGATCGGCCTGAACCTGCACCGGTCCAGCAAGACCTATGGCCGCGGCGCAGCGCGTGTAGCCCACGCGGAAAGCGCGAATCCGCGCACCTACGAGCTCGCGGCCTGCGGGCTGTTCCAGGTGTCTGACGTTCGACTCGAAATCTACGAGCTGTTCGGCGACGCGGTGCCGATGGTCGACACGAGCACCCTCGAGCGGACGATCCGCGCGTACCTGCAGGACAGCCCGGCCCGACACCATGCCGCGCGGCAGGCACGTCTCGCCGTGGAACCCCATACCTTCACCGCGCGGGCGGGCAAAGTCCTGGCCGACCTCGAGCTGGTCGAGCGGCCCCAACTACTCCAGAGAGGAGCATGATCGAATGGCGGTCAAGTATTCGGGCGCGAACGGGTTGATCTACATGTCGTCCACGGGCACGGGCACGCCCACGCTCGCCGGCGGGTTCCGCGCGTTCACGCTGGATAACTCGCGCGAGGAAATCGACACCACCGAGTTCGGTGCCAGCAATAAAACCGCGGTGCAAGGCTTCCCGAGCTCGAGCGGCACCTTCGAGGGCTTCTGGGCAACCGACGACACCACGCTGCGCGACGCGTCGAACAGTCCCGATGGGACCAACATTGCGGTCTACCCGAGCCGTTTCGCGATGGCGCGCTACTTCGGTGGGCCGGCGTGGGTCAATTACAGTCTGAACACAGCCGTCGATGCCGCGGTCACCATCACGGGGAACTGGACATCGCGCGGCAACATGGTCAACCAGTTGTAATGCTGCTCGAGCGGAGTGGCACGGTCGCGCTGCCGATCAACACTGTCGACATTGGGTTGGATGAGATCGGCTACCCCGGATGGGTAGTCACGATGCGCACTAATCCGCGCGCGTCCGTCTATGACAGCTTTGTGGCCGTTGACGATATGCCGCGGTGGTGGCAGGCGTTCGGCAAGATCGTCCAGTCGTGGAACTTCGCCGACGAGGATAGTCAGCCATTCCCGCTACCCAGTGAGCTCGCCTCAGAGGAAGACCTTGATCTGCCGGTAGGCGTCGTCGGGTTTATCTACAAGCGCTATATCGAGGAGTTTCGGGTCAGCATCGGCCTCCCAAAAGTACCCGTCATCAGCTCCGAGAGTTCCTCAACGACCAGCGTCGAGCGCCCGATCGGAGAGTAGGTGCCCGTCCACCCGACCAGTACCTCGCCGTCATGTTGGCCGACCGCTTCGGCGGGACGCCGTTCACGTATTGGGAGGTGGGGGCCGTGGAACGTGAGCGTTTGCTCCAGTTGCTCAGCGTCGAGGCCGAGGTCTCGCGCGCCTATCAGGGGATGGCGACGGGCGACGAGGTCGTGTTTGTGGATGATGAGTAGACGGCGCGTTTTTCACGCTCGCATCGAAGCGACCAGGCAGCCCAAATGAGCGCGGCTCCCCAACCAACCCCGGTCCAACCCAACAAAAGATTGACGGCCATGATGCCTTTCCAATTGCGCGTGGATCGGCCGAGGATCGAAGGCAAGCAATACAGCGGCACAGCCAATAAGAACGCGATTCCCATCAGAAAGCCCGTGGCACCGAGTTTCCACAATCCGACCAGAACCAGGAGCGAAGCGACTGCGCCCAACAGCATCGAAGCGATTTTCATCCAGGCGGGTTATGGCCGATCGCAGTCGCCGTACGAACCTCCGAAGATGACGATTTGATGAAGCGCTGATGCCGGCTACCGAAGAACTACGCGTCTACATTCGCACGGTTGCGGATACGTCGGGCGTCAAAGAGACGCAGCGAGCGGTTCAGGAAACGCGGCGTTCGCTGAGTGCTGCCGGTGCCGCCGCGATTGGCGGGGTAGCCGGGTTCGCGGCCGACAAAGCGACGGATGCCGTGCAGGCACTCGGTCAGGCGTTCAGTTCATCCGTAGACGCTGCTCGACAGCATGAACGTGTCATTCGCGCTTCCTCGATGGCGTATGGAGAGGCGGCAAGTCAGTATCAGAAGTTCGCCTCTCAACTCGAGGCGACGACCGGGTTCACAAGTGACGCAATTCTTGAGGCCGCCCTCAGTGCCAGAACGCTCAGCCAGAACTACGGGCTGACGATCGACCAGACGCAGAAACTGATCAGGGTCTCGGCCGACCTGGCTCGAGTTCGCGGCATCGGCATCGCGGAATCGTTTGAGCGCGTCCAGTCGGCGATCCGCGGCGAAGCCGAGGCGAGCGAATACTTGGGTCTGACGTTGAACGACACGTTCCTGACGAACCAGGCGATGAACGGGTCGCTTAAGACGACGTTCGGGACCATGACCGACGTGCAGAAGGCGCAGGTTCGGTACAGCGAGCTGCTCAAGCAGGCGGGTCAATTCACGGATCTGGCCACATCGAAGACCGACTCGCTCGATGCTTCGTTCGGTCGAGCGGAAACCTCCGCGCATCGGTTGCAAGTCGCCTTCGGCGAATTCACGAAGGGTCCGACCATAGCGGGGCTGAACGTGCTCGAGAGAGCGGCGCGTGCGTTCGCCGAGGGCTTTGAGGGCAAAGATACAGGCGCCGTGCGCTTCCGCAAGTTCCTTGAGGAGTTGGGCAAGGGCCAGTCACTAGCAGGTGCGGCGACGGCGGCTCAGTCATTCGCCTTCCCTGGCGTTACGGTGATCAGCCCTGAACTCGCAAAGATCAAGGATGCGGCGCCAGGGGCAACCAAGGCACTCTATGACACCGCGGCCGCAGCGAAACGGCTGAAGGACGACGCCGAAGCGGCTGTACGTCCAGGCGTCACCGTTATCAGCAGTGCGCTACAGGACTTGAAGGAAACGAGCGACCAGGCCGGCAAACTCGCCAGCATCGCGTTTAAGGACCAACTCCAGGCGGCCTTCCGCGATGTCAAGCAGTCGCAGGTGGAATTGGTCGACCTGCAACGGCAATCGGTCGACCTGGCTGCCGAGGAAGCGCGGGTTCGGCAATCGCTCCTGCCAGCGCAGCAACAGATGGCCGCCCTACAGCGCGATATCGCCGAGCAACAACTCCGCGCGCGGATGGCTGCGCTCCCCGCGACCGAAGCGCTCGAGGACCTCCAACGGGCGCAACAGGTCAGTCATCTGATCCAGGCGACCAATACCTCGCTGCAGGAGCAGCAGATCCGCGCGCGTATGGCCGCACTACCGGCTGCCGAGGCTCTCGAAGATCTGCAGCGTGCTCAGGAGATGGCGCGCCTGGTACAGCAGGCGGATACCACTCTGCAGCAGAACATGCTTCAGGCACGACTGGCGGCCATGCCAGCGAGCAACGCGCTCGAGGACCTGAACTACGAGCAGCAACGCGCACGGCTTATTGCGTCGAACCGGAACGCGTCGGCCAGCGAGCGATCTGCGGCCCGACGCGAGCTGCGCGAGTTGAACCGACAGGAACCGGGCGTCGCGCTTAGTGCGCTCGAGGCGGGGCGTGGGGTAACGAGTGCCAGCCGTGCCAGCGAGCGCGCCGACATCCAGCAGCAGATGGTGAACCTCGCCGACCAGGCAGCACTCGCGACCGCGCAGCTCGCCGCGAACCAGGCGCAGCAGGGCGAGCTCGAGGCCAAGCGTGCGGCAGATCGAGCCAGTCTCGAGCAGCAACTCAAGGACCTCGCCGAGCAGGCCACCCTGGCCGTGGCGCAGATTGCCGCGACCCAGGCCCAGCAAGCTGAGCTCGAAGCCGGGCGCGCGGCCGCACGCGTGGACATCGTGGCGCAACTGCAGGCCATCGCCGACGCTCGTGCCCTTCAACCGGTGCTCGATGCAACCCAGGCCAACCAGCTCCAGCAGACGATCACGACCGCGGTATTGGCGGCGCAGCAGGAGTTGCTTCAGAAGATAGCCGAGCCGCAGAAAACGCCGATCATGCTGTCGGTCAACATCACCCATGCGGACGGGCGGGTTGACACCTATTCCGAGTTGATCGAGGCCAACCAGCAGGCCGTCATCCCGCCGGCCATCGAGTTGTCAGGTTTGAGGCGACGTTGAGTGGCCGCGACGTTCACGATCACGCCTAACACCGCGACGTTTCACGCCCTCATCCAGGGATCGAGCCAGGCGACGGGCGACCTGCAGCGACTCACGCTCGCGGTTTACCTCGACGACCCGCTGACCTGGCCGACCCTGCTGCCGATGGTGACGACCAAGTATCACGTCCACTCACCGGTCGGTGCGGACGTGGTCATCGACATCGTGCGCGGCCCCGGCGTGGGCACCCTGACGGTCGACGCTTTCGGGACGGGCCTGGCCCTCCTGGTCGACCTGCGCCGTGACCGATGGTTGCCCACGGGTGGACGCACAATGGGCTCCGCCGACTTCCTGGTCACGAGTGGCACGTTCTGATGGCCATCACCATTCGAAACGTCAGCCTCTCGGCGACACTCGCCGGCGAGCCCCTCGAGAACATCATCAGCGCGCGCGGCGAGATCGTCGCCGATAGTGGCTGGCAGAACTGCTCCGTCTACGTGACCGAAAAGCCGGGCGAGGCGGCAGGGTTGCAGGAGGCACCGCTTACGGTCACCGCCGGCGCCGGTAACAACATCGTGCGCTTCACGGGCGTCGTGCGCCGCTACCGGCCGAGTGCCTTTCCCAAAGGCGTCGAGATCCAGGCGCAGGGCTACCTGGCCTACGCCGACGAGTGGGCGCCTTCCGAAGACATCTTTTTCGACGAGGAGTTCCCGGCTGGTGCGCACGACGAGGCGATCGTGGCCTGGGCACTCGACCACGTCCCGAACGTCACCTATAACGCGGCCGACCTCGAGGGCTGGGGCGCGGTCATGGGCACCATCGCCCCTGAGGCGTTCGACTGGAAGGCAGGCATGTCGGCGTGGAGCTATATCAAGCAGATCGACCGCGCGACGCTGTTTCGCACCTTCCAGACCGCGGACGGCACGATCCGCCGCTCGCTGATGGTCGGGCATCCCAATGACACGCCCGATTTCACGATCACCGACGCGCACGTCCTCGACGGGGCGACGCTCACGCGCGACACCCAGCGCACGCGCAACTACGCCCACGTGCTCGGGTATAGCTTCGGCCCCGACGACCAGGTCGAGGGCACCGCGGCAGGGTCGAACCCCATTCAGGGACCGGGCGACGTCGAGGCGACGCGCCATGCCGAGGAATTCTCGAGCAACCTGATCGAGGACCCGCCCGGCGTTGACGCGGGCCTGGTCGCGACCTGGGTGCTGTCCGACGTCAACAAACAGTTCGTCGAGGCCAGCGTGCCGACCTGGCTGGATGGGACGCACGAGCCGGGTATGACCGTCTTCTTGGCATGTGCCGAGCGGTTGCTCACGAACGAGCCGTTGTGGCTGGCGCGCTATGCCTGGGAGGTCGGCGAAGACGGTGGTTGGATTGCGACATACGGGTTGACCGGCGGTGGGCTGGCACCCGAGGACATCCCAGGCGGCGGCTGATGCCAGACAAGGAAGCGATCCTGCTGTGGGAACAGGTCTACCGCCGAACGGACAAGCAGATCCGCGATCTGCTCGCGATGCAGCGTCTGGAACCGGGCGGCGTCGAGGTCGACTCGATCAACGTGATCATCGGCGACGGCGCCAGCGCGATCGTGGCCGGCGTGGCCGCGGCGCTGCGCGTCGATTTTCGGGCGCGCGTGACCGGTGCCTTCCTACAGGAGTTCGACGGTACGAGTGGCTCGGTCGCGGTCACCGTCGCGAAGGCGCAGGGCGGCCCGTCGCCATCCTGGACGACGATCTCGAGCGGGCTGGCCATCAGCAGCGGTCGCTACTTCGCCGATGAGGACGTGACCGCCTGGTCGGACATCCACATCGACCGCGGCGACTATCTGCGCTTCTCGGTCGCGAGCGCAACGACGATTACGCGCGTGCATCTCGCACTGCGTATCAAGCGACTCGAGCCGTGACCGAGACGCCGCAGCCGACGAGCGGCAGTCTCGAGGCGAAGATCATCCGCGCGTGCAAGCGGCACACTGGGACGTGCTCGCTGCAATGCAAGTACCGCGAGGTCGAGGACCTCGGCCAGATCGCGTCGTTCGATGCCCAGCAGACCGTGCTCATGTACGGCAATCCGCAGCCGACATTCCGCGAACGCCTGGGCCAGTGGCTCAGGGATATCACCCATCCAGGAGGGCCCTGAACGTGGCCAGTCTCGTTCCAAACGCGGGTAAAGCAGTCATTAGTGGTCGCATGTTCGGCACGTCGCCCTCGCAGGCCGAGCCGCGCTATCTCGGTTGGGGCACGGGTGCCGGCGCCGGTGCCGCTTCAAGTACCGACGTCTCGACCGCGGCCACCGAGGCGCGGGCCACGGGCACCAGCTCGCAGTTCACGACGACGGTGACCAGTGACACCCACCAGGTCGTCGGCACGCTCACGGCTAACGCCAACAAGACGATCACCAACGTCGGCATCTTCGACGCCGCGGGCACCGGGTCGCCGCCCAGCGGAGGCGCGCTGTACGCCATCTTCGACGGGCTGAACCAGGCGCTCAACTCGGGCGACAGCATCCAACTGACCGCGCGCGTGCAATTCACCTAGCCATGACCCGCCTGCTGACGTGCGGTTACGAGACAGGAGATCTCGCCGAGGCTGGGGCGAACACGATTGGTGCGAGTGCCACGCTCACCGTCGTCAGTAGTACGCCGACGCCGCGCAGTGGTACGTATTGTCTCAAGGCCGCGACGTCTATCGGTACGTTTTCGACGACGCATAAGCGGTTCACTCTGGCCGCTGCCAAGACGGATGTCTGGGTGCGCTTCGGCATGTTCATCCATCCTCTGACTGCTACGGCCGAAGTGCCATTCGCGGGTTTCCAAGACTCGGGTGGAAATGCCCAGATCTGCCTGACTTACACCGCCAGCGACGGCCTGATCCGCGCCCGTCAGGGCATAGGTAACGCGGGTACATTGCTCGGCACGAGCAGCTTGACCGTGTCTGGCGACGCCTGGCATCTGATCGAGTGGCGAGTGCAGATCTCCAGTACCACGAGTGGTATCACTGAAGTCTGGCTGGATGGCGCGCGCGTTATCAATTTCTCGGGCGATAACACG